GATGAGAGCGGCCTCAAACCCAGCCCCCAACTGGGTCCGACAGCGTTTCATCGTGGAGGGATTAAAGGACGGTCGGATATTTGTGCCATCACGTCTGACCGATAACCCTGGTATTGACGCTGACTCGTACCGCCAAGCCCTTCAGGCCCTTGACCCCGTTGAGCGTCGTAGACTTGAAGAGGGTGACTGGTGGTCCACCAGCCTCGGGACCCTCTTTGAGCGAGAGAACTTCGTCATTATTGATGCCCATGAAGTTCCGCAGATTACCTCATCTGCCAGGGCAGTTAGGTTCTGGGACTTAGCCGCTACGGAACCGTCCCAGTCAAATCCCAACCCAGACTGGACGGTCGGCACTTTGGCCATGCTTGACCAGGGTGTAACTTACATTCTGGATGTCCGCAAGGCTAGGGTCAAAGGCGAAAAGGTGGAGCAAATGATTGCCCAGACTGCCTACGAGGATGGCCCGGCAGTTGCTGTCAGAATGGAGCAAGAGCCCGGTTCCTCCGGAAAAGCCCTGGTAGACCAGTATGCTAGATACGTAGTCCCCGGTTATGACTTCATGGGAATCCGTTCAACGGGCGATAAAATTACACGCGCTCGGCCTTTTGCGGCAGCCGTAGCCAATGGCAATGTGAGAATCGTCCGGAATGCCTGGCTGACCGAATGGCTCGACGAGTTTGCGTCGTTCCCCGAAGCATGTGACCACGACGACCAAGTAGACTCGGCGGTGGGCGCTTTTACGCATTTGACTGGATTGGGGTTGCCTCAGCGTAAGCGAGCCAGTATTATTATTTGACCAACTAACTGCTAGGAGAAAAATGACCACTACAAGCAACGAAGTCTCTGCCAAGGCTGTTATCGCTGATTTTCAGAAGCAGATTCTTGAACTTGACTCATTCCTGACGGAAATCTCATCCAACCCCGAGTGGGCACTAGAGGATGTTTCGGAAACATACTTTCAGGTCTCTTCAATGAAGAACCAACTCTCCGTCCTCGTCAAACAAATGGAAAACATCTTGATTTCAAAGATGTCTGATGTTGAGGCAGTTTCCGTTTCAAGCGGGGACATGATTATCAAAGAATGGTCAAAGAGCCGAAAGGCATGGCAACACAAAGAGTTGGCTCATGCCGTTGCTCAACGAATTCAAAATCTCGCCATTGACATGGATACTGGTGAACGCACTATGGACACCGGCCAGATGATTGAAGCCCTACTGGATTATGTCCAGCCGTCCTACTGGCGAGTGACCGCATTGTCAGGCATTGGACTTAATGCCGACGCGTATTGTCAAGCAGGCGATTCAGAACCCAAAATCAAGATTGAGAAAGCAAAATGACTAACGACAACATTTACGAACGTCTCTCCGAACCGTTTCCGCAAGAAATGGAAAGGACCGTCAACAAAAGCGGTACACAACTTACATACTTGCCAGTTTCGGAAATCATTAACCGGATGAATCGAATTTTTGGCCCCACTGGTTGGTCTCATGAGGTTCTGTCATGCCACCGTGACGCCACTGACCCCGAGTGGGTTATTGCTCATGTTCGCGTCCGGACCTCCGATGGAGCGTCCCACGACGGTGTCGGCGGCGGTCAAGTCAAGCGCAAGAAGAGTGGTGACATTGTTGACCTTGGGGATGAGTTCAAGGGCGCTGTGTCTGATGCCCTAAAGAAGGCATGCCAGCACTTCGGCGTTGGTCTTTACTTGGCTCGCGACATTGAGGCAATTGAGATTGATGACGCTATGCATGCGCCAACTCCGGAGCCCACACCTATTGATGAAAAGTATGAGCGCTTCATGGAAGTGCGTGCGCTTTTGGATGATGACAACGTCCGCGCTCTTAAGGAATACTGGAATACCTACAGCGGTGGACGGCCCGTTCCTAAGCGTTCAGAATTCACCGAAAAGGAACTTGAGTTGCTCACAGTTGAGGCTCTTCGTCTTCATCTAGGAGCCACAACGATTTCAGATGTAAGCGGGGAAGAAGGAGAGTGACCCTTCAAGCACCGCCACATCTTTCCCCCTCTTCAATCAGCACCTTTCAGCAGTGTCCATTGAAGTTTAAGTTCAGCAAAATTGATGGACTGGTCGAACCGCCAACAGTTCATACCCTCTTGGGAAACTTTGTTCACGATATTCTTGAAGAACTCTACTTGCGCCCTGCTGGTGAACGTAGCCAAGAAACGGCTCGTGTTATTGCTCGTGATAAGTGGTTTTCTGACTATGAGTTTCAGGCGAAGTCATTGAATTTGAACAATCGCGACTTTCGCTGGAAAGCCTGGTGGTGCGTTGAGAATTTATGGCAAATTGAGGAACCGCAGGACGAGGAATTCGCAGGAGTTGAATATCCTGTGCACGGGGAGACCAACGGAGTTCAAGTCAAAGGTTTTATAGATAGGTATAGGACCAACCCAGATGGTTCGCTTGAAATATCCGACTACAAAACGGGCAAGATTCCTAGTCCCAGATTTGCCGCCGACAAATTTACCCAGTTATATATCTACGCCCTTATGATGCGAGTTTTGGGTGTTGGTGAAACTTCTAAAGTATCTTTGGTGTATCTGGCGGGTCCCGAGGTTCTTACCAGGGAAGTAACAGAAGAAGCGATTGACAAAACTGTTCAACTCTTGGTCAATACCAAAAAAGATGTAGACGCCTTTTGTGAACAGGGCGAATTTCCTGCCAAGCCAAGCGGATTATGCAACTGGTGCCATTTTAAAAAAATCTGTCCAGCGTGGACCAATAAAAGAGGTTAGAAGCAATGACAATGAACGATGACGCTTTTGCGCGCTTAGTTGCGGAAGAAGTAAAAAACAAAGTCTCCAAGTCTCAGAGGCTGGTTCTCATGGAAAAGGAGAACTGGGATAAGTGGAGAAGGGCCCTTGTCGCCCTTACCGGTACTCTTCAAACTCAACTAGATAATTTGGCCGATGATGAGGAGTCCGACAGGGAGCGGTACGCCGAGTTGGGGACGGACGGCCAACGGCTTCTGGCGATGGCCATGTCCGATTACAACATGCGTCGGTCAAAAATTGAGCGCTTCAAGTTCCATGTTGAACGGCGACTTGATGAAGTAGAGCAGATGATTTCAACTGGGCAACCGCCGGACAGCGACCCTCTAAAGAATGCAATTCTTTACGAAAACGCCATCAAAAAGCACCGAGAGTTAATTGAGACATACGACATTGAACCAACGCCAATTGACTTGGCACTCTGGGATTCCCTAGAGGGACAGTGGTCATTCAATAAAATCAAGCCCGAAGACGTCCTGTCCGAATAGCATGAAAAGAGGAAAACCTCTCAAGCGCACCCCGTTGGCTAAACGCTCCAAAAAGATGGCCGACAAATACAAGGAACGCGTTCCGCTTGTCAAGAGGTTACTCAAGGAACGTCCATGGTGTGAGGCTTGCCCGGTCTTTGCTCAGCACGACCGACTCGCCGTATATATAAGAAAACCCAGCGTTGACATTCATGAACTGAAAAGAAGAAGTCAGGGTGGCTCAATTCTTGAAGAGTCAAATTTGCTGGCAGTTTGTCGCGATTGCCATAGGAGAATCGGCAATTATCCGCAATTGGCTTTTGAACTAGGTTTATCCAAGCACGGGTACGAGGAGTAGCAACCATGGTCTTGATTCAGGGTAGCGACCGTCCAGTGATAGGAATTGACCCCTCCCTAACAAGCACCGGGTACTCGGGCTGTGGTCAAAACGGAACATTCTCGTCAAAATTTACAGGGGTACAAAGGCTTGCTGACCTTTCAGAACAACTTGCCAATTTTTTGTTAGTTGCCCCAACTAAAACATTTGTTGTGATTGAAGGTTATTCATTTGCTAGTCGCAATTCACAGGCACATTCAACCGGAGAATTGGGAGGGGTTCTTCGCCTGACCATGCACCGTATGGGCATAGATTTCATTGAAGTTCCCCCGACATGTCGAGCAAAATTCGCAACCGGAAGAGGTAATGCGTCAAAGACCGAAGTTATGTCTGCTTTATCCGCTAGAACAGGAATCGTCTGGTCAGGTAAAGGTGCTGATGACATGGCGGATGCATATGTTCTTGAGGAAATGGGACTGGCCGTACAGGGCAAAGCACGACACGACTGGCCCAAATCACACTTAGAAGCGCTTGAAAAAGTAGATTGGTCGGCAGTTAACCACGGTACTAAGGAGGCAGATAGTGGCTCGGAATAGACCCATCAGCCAGGTTGAAATTGAAGAAGAAATCATGCGTCTTACTGACTTGCTTGAATCAGAGACCGAAACATTTGAGCAACTTGCTATGGATTCAGCAATAAAAGAATCAAATTACAAGTCCTCGTGGTCGAAGGAGTACCTGGGGGCCAAGGGTTCCATTAAGGAGCGCGAGGCTTGGGCGGACTACAAACTAGAGGACTTAGCCATGCAGTATAAAATCAGCGAGGCCCTAGTAAAGAGCAAGAGAGAAAAACTTCACTCCTTGCGGACGAATATTGACGCGCTAAGAACTCTTGCCGCAAATGTGAGGGCGCAGGTGATGCCATGAAGCACAATGTTGACGCATCTTTGACGGACTTGCTTTGCGACATCTCCATGCTCGTCCCACTTGAAAATAATCCAAGGCGGGGAAATGTTGATGCCATCATGGCGTCCTATCGCGAGTTTGGCCAGTTGAAACCGATTGTCGTCAGACCTAACGCCGACGGTTCGTCAACGGTAATCGCCGGAAACCACCAACTTCAGGCGGCTAAAAAGTTGGGCTGGACACATATAGCGGCTGTTAAGTTTGAGGTTGATGACTCTCGGGCGGTCGCCTTTGCACTGGCAGATAACCGGACAAACGAACTTGGATACACAGAGGCATCGGCTCTGAATTCGGCAATCCAAGACATTTCGCCCGATTACTCAAACCTTCTGGAGGACCTGGGCTGGGACATGTTTGAGATGGCTGCGATTAGCGAGCAGGCCTACCGAATTGAAAAAGCCAATGAAAGTGAAGATGGCTACGTGCCTCCAGTAATCATTAATCCATTTGACAATGCTTCAAAACTTGCCGTTGAAGAGACCGATGACGGCACTCGCCTGGTGCCAGCAAGCGAAGTAGACAGTAAAAAACTAGCGTCTACAGGAAGTACCGCTATTGGTGCCTCTGGAATCAAGAACGCAATTGTTCAGTACAGCCTAGTTTTTGATGATGTTGACCAGCAGACAAAATGGTATTCCTTCATACGCTGGCTCAAGTCGGACCCTGGCATTGACGGGGAAACAACCGCTGAAAGACTTATTAATTTTATTGACTCCCACGCTGATTATTAATGGCTGAGCACGGAACGCATAACCGATATTCAAAAGGCTGTAGGTGCGAGAAGTGCCGTATCGGGCATCGAAACTACGAAAGAAATGCTGCTCGGCGTCGTCGACGGGTTAAGTACGGGATTGAAGTAGAAAAAATTCGACTAATAGATGCCGAAGAAACGCGTCAGCATATTTTGTTCCTGGCTTCAAAAGGTATTGGTCTAGGCGCAATCGCAAACCAGGTCGGAACAAATAGAGCAACGATTCAGTACATCAAGAGAGGGAAGTGGCCTAGAATCACTGTTGAACTTTCCTCAAAAATACTTGCTGTGCCAGCAATCCCGAGGGAGCCAATGGCCTACACGAGCGCCGAGCCGATACATGAACTCCTCCGGCAGTTAGAGAAAAAGGGAATCAGTTCAAAAGATGTAGGAAGGGCCCTCGGGTGTAGATATGGGAATCTGCAGGTTAAAAACAAAATGAGAGTTTGGCGTTACAACAAAGTAGAAACGGCCTGCAGGGAAATGCTAAGGCTCCACCCATGACAAGACAGAGAATGTTTCTTGATATCAACTGCGTAGACGCTGCGCGAGAGCGAATGCGCCATGTTTACGACACATTTGACACGGTGTGCGTGCAATTCTCTGGAGGAAAGGACAGCACCGCAGTTCTTTACCTCGCTAAAGAAATCCATGAAGAGCGTGGCTTAGGTCCTGTAAAAGTTATTTTTCGCGACGAAGAAATGGTCTCTCCCCTAGTCCTCAAATACATTGAAGAAGTTAGGCAGTATGACTGGGTTGACATGGAGTGGTATTGCCTGCCCATGGGCCAAGAGGTCTGGGTGCTGGGACGTCGGGAATTCTGTCTTCTTTGGTCAGCCAAGCGCGAAAAACAAGGACGCCTATATCGCCCAATGCCGGAGTGGGCAATAACCGCAGAGCATTTTGGTCTGACGCGGGACCAGATTCTCCCCGAGTCGGTTGACTATTACACAATGCAGGGGAAGAAGGGTCGGGTGGCGTTTTTGACTGGAGTACGGGCGAATGAGTCAATGATTCGCTATCGCGCCTGCGTGCAAAAATTGCATGAGAACTACATCAATGTTCCATTCAAGATGAAGAAGTCAATCCCACTGAGGTTTGCAAAAGTTATTTACGACTGGACAACCAACGATGTTCTAAAGTTCATTTCCGAAGAGCACGGCGCAAGTTATTGCGAGTACTACGACCATGCTGCTGTGGCAGGGGCTAATACCCGAGTTGGGATTCCTTTGCACTCAGTTGCCATTCGTCGAATTAAGGATGTAGTAAATACCGAGCCCGAGTTCTTTGACCGACTCGTGGAGTGCTTTCCTCACATTGATGCACAGCGAAGACTGTGGTCGGAGTTTGATATTGAACTACTGATTGAACTTTATTCTTCGCAAGGGTGGAAGGGTGTTGAGTACTGCATTAATGAAAACATTCTTACTCCTGGCTTGAAGCAAAGAGCCAT